TCATTTGTTGCTTTGTGGTTGGGGGTGCATCAGCAGCGTCGTAATCAAACGACAAAATTGCTTTGCCAACCGTCCCCGCGGTGGCAAACTGTGACACCTCATGCTTGTAGTAGAACTCAAGCTGAGTGAAAACATACTTCTCAAACTTGGGGGCAATAGCACTCAACCAAGGGAAGGTTATTACATTTCCCGGATTCACAGCAAACTGCTGGGCGACAGCATTCGCACCATTTCCAAAGGTCGTTGAGCCTAGCAAATCCACTATAAACTCATCTTCCCCGAAAGGTGTTCGTCTCAAACGTCGCATCCCATTCGGCATCCCGGGCATATTGAACGCACCGGTAGCACGGGTAGAATTATTTCCACCCATTCCTCTATTCCTCCGCTTCATGCCTTTACGTGAACGCCTCCGCCGGCCTCTAGGGCCAGCCGGGCGTGCAAACGCTAGGCGATTTGCAGCAGCAAGGTATTGTCTTGTCCCTCGCTGGGGCAGGGGGGGAGGACCCCCCCGTCTCTTTCTCTGTCTCCTTCCTCGTGGTCTCTGTGGTAGTCCGATCTGATTCATTGTCGCACTACTTTTTATCCCACCACATGTGTGTCCAAGTCTTGACGCCTTCTCAGGAGTTATAACAAACGACTGGTTCACCATGGGATATCCTTCCAAAGGACCAAGGAACAGGTCTCGGAGATCTCTCTCCGTTGGGATCTGGCTCATTGCGGCTTTCCAGTCAGGTTCATATTTCAAAACCTCGCCGTACTCAACTACGAGCCATTCGATCAATTCTCTGAGATACCCTCGCATCTGGGTGTCAGCCCATGCAATGCGGAGCAGCCCTGTCGCACGCAGCAACGTAAAGGCTGGTTCATCAGGTGATCGGGAGTAAAGGAGTGACGTCAGCAACTTTTCACGTTTATAAAGTGGCACAGCAATGCCATCAATAAAAACCGTGAAGGCTGACAAAAAGTCAAGCTCCTCAACATTCCTAGGATCTAAGCAATCGGTGGTTGTCGTAACACCAATCCTCTTCCATTCTTCAATCACAGATCGTGCATTAAAGAAGGGCAAAGCGTCATCTGACACAGTCCAAGTGTTATCATCGCCACATAAAGCCAAAGACAATTCCTCATCAAAGGCGGCGTAAGTGTTCATCACTTCAGAACTGGTCATTATCCATGCATACGCTAATAGCATGTATAAGATCAACGTATTATCAACAATGGTGTTCACGGAGCCCGACGGATTACCCGTCTGCTTCATCACGAAAACACCCTCGGATGTTATGATCAAGGTATGGATCAAATTCCGGTAATAGATTTTCAGTCTATCCAAATTTTCTTGTGTTTGATCCTCGACGCGGAGCATCTTCCAGCGAAACTCAGCGCATGCCCACATTAGGTAAATGCGCAAAGACGAGTCATATTGGGACTCATCGAGTGCAAAACCGTTCCGGTGCTTCATCAACTTCCGGTACAGTTCGTTCCACCCTCCTTTCAGAGGTGAGAAACCGACAACGCTGGCTGTCTTGAGATGTGAGCGATAGAATCTTTGGTTCATATCCTCAAATAATCGATTACCATGTATGGTCATCTCAATTGGACCTGCCGTAAAAGTACGAAGAGAGTTCTCCTCTATCTTCTTAGCAGGGCGGATTTCCTCTTTCAGGGAATTTCCAAACACGGCGCAATATAATGGATCACGCAGCCGCTCCCAATCGTCACTCATGTAGGAGGAAAATTCTTTCCAGTCATCTATCATGGCACGCTTCGTAGCGTATTTCTTTATCCACGGGAATCCGGGGCTAGTGGTTTTATCAAGACCATCTACAACCTCCTGGAGATCCTTCACTCGTGAATTACTCATGTGTGGGCCAAATTGCCGCTCCATCCAAATGGATGCGGTGTTTAAGGCAAACACTGACTTTGCTGACAAGGCAAGAATATCCTTGGCATACTTAGCCAGTGAAAGGTATGCGGCTTCCTTATTAGGTACAGGCAAGCCCCACGCTTCACGATCCACCGTTTTACCGGCATCATTCTCAAAGCGGGCAACGTTCATATCCAGGGCCCGGCGGTTCCGTCCAACAAAGGACTTTGGAACTCCACCAACCACAGGAAAGTAACGTTGTTTCAACATCCTTTCGTGCAACTTACTCAACACTACCTCAGATCGAAATCCAACACCTTGGTATTCCATCGGGTAACGCCCCCAGAACTCCCTACCCTCTTCCACAAGAAGGGAAGGGGCTGGGGGCTCTAATGAAAAAGCATTGAGTTAAGAACAGGACCAGTCGCAGCCAATCTCTTGGCAAGCTCAGCTGTCATAGGGACAAACCGATTCACATGCTGGCCACCAGCAATGTGAAAACCGATCAATGCACCATCCGCACACGCGTAAACTGGTCCACCGCAATCTCCTGGCGCTGTTTGCGCATCATAAAGACCACTTGCAGAAGCAAAACCGACACCAAAGCCTGGTTCTACCTGCTCCGCATCTGTAAACCCAATCTGAATGGCAAGTTCATTCTGAGGCGGTCGCATCACGACTCGCTTATCAACATGAATAACGCCATGGGTAAAATAGATGCCAAGATCATCCGCAATGGGGATGAGCTCACCGCTCAATTGGGCGGAAGTGGATGAGTTATACACTGAGAAGGGCTTACCTTCAACATGTGAATGCAGGGGTACTACGATTTTATCGCAAACAAGAGTTGCGGTACTCGTCACCTGATCACCATGGACGGCTTTAAAAACCCTCACGGACTTTTCAGCCCATGTTTGCTTCTGTTTCTTCAACAGTGACTCATCAAGCATCTGATGCTTTGATGAAACCTGGCGAAATTCAGCAAGATCCTTATCAGTGTAAACTTTAGTATGTGTCTTAGCACGGAGGATGCGGCGTTTACGAGCCGCAACCACCCTTGGGTCCACACGTTCCGGAAAGTACTTCATTCCTAGCTGCTCTAGCTTAGGTTTGATATTTCCCTCCGATTGGAAATCACCACCACGATATCGGTCGGCACGACGCTCCATCTGATCCTCTTCAGCATCACGTTGACGTTCATACTCCTCCTGCCTACGCAGTTCCTCCTCTTCACGGGCGGTTACATACTCGTAGTCCAAATCGTGTTCATCCCCTCCGGACTCAAGGTGGTCAAATTTCTTATTTCCACGCTCAGCCCTCTTCTGGGATCGAGATCTCACAATAGGTTTGGGAACAAACCTGGTTTTATTACGACCATTATTGCTCTCACTCCTAAACGTATCTTTGTTATCATCCTTCGAGGACATCATCAACCCAGTGACAATCATTCCAAGAACTCCGATCACAGCGGTGGCACCGGCGGCATAAACTGCCCAATTACTCTTGAGGTGTTCTAAAACACTCTCAAACCGGCTTTTCCACGTGGGGTTACGGGAGAGGAAAGCTTTCACTTCATCCTCTCTACCGAAATTAATCAACACTTCCAGAAAATCAGGGCTTGTTTCAATCCCCTGTTTCCAGGCTCGATCCTGTTCGGCCAGGTCCATCTTTTCAGTAAAAGATGACTTGGTTGACGAGCTTGTTGCTTCACGTGTCATGGATTCATCAATCTCATCATCCGAGTGATAAGGTCGCTTCACAGCAATCTTTCCCTCATTCATCATCTCGAATGTGTGAGAAGGTGCTACATCATGTCCTTCAATAAGTCCTTCCCTCTCCCCTTGTTCGGGTACTATGAAAGTTCTATCATCAAGGCTCATGTCTTCCACAAGATCTGGAAGATCATCCACCGTCTTTTCCTTCCCCTTACCAGGCTGTGAAAGCCCAGGAGGCAGGGTACAATTTTGCATCAAGCCCGCGGAAACAAATCCCTGCGGACCAGCATTTAGCTGCTCTGCCTTCCACTGTCGTGAACGTTGAAGGATAGTCTTCATTTTCTGCTTATTCTCCAGGATTTTACTCACTGAGAGGGCATTAAGGTCTTTAGTAGACAAACCATTTTCTGGCCAGCCCGCATCCTCCATGCGCTCCACGAATATATCAGCAGAAGACTGTTTACCACGGGTTTTCTTCAAATCTCCGTGTCCTTCATTAGCCATAGCTGTGGCACCCTCGTCTTCTTCCTTCTCAGGGTTACAACGACATAAGTAATTTCCACAACCGTCACAAGCACCAGCATTCTT